CCAACACTCGCGAGCATAGCAAGACGACCGTGTTTAATTTCAGCTTCGCGATATTTCTTCAATGTACTAATATCAACCGAACAATTAAATGGGTCAAAGCCTTTATTTCCAACCAAAATAGAAGCTTCGCCGTCGGCCAGAATAGAATTCTTATCAAGAACCCCCCAGTTAATAGCATTTCTTACAAACAGATTACCGCCATTTTGTTTACCAAATTTGTTAATATTAACAAGTCTTTCAAACTCAGGGTAATCAATCATATTATCATTATTCATATCAGCAACCTCCATATAATTATTTTTACCATAGTAGCTATTTAGTTCGGTAATATCAATTGAACCCGATTTATCCTTATCAATATCATTGAACACTCTCGTATCAATATCCTTCTTCTGCATTTTACATACATCTTTTACAGAGCGTGATTTTAAAACAGGTAGAGTACTAATTTGGGTAAAGCAAGAGGCGTAGCAGACTAGTGTACCCATCAACACATAACGAAACATTTTTATATATATAATTAATTAAATTCTTAAATACTTTATGATGATATATGGTGGATATATATATCATTGGTTAATGACGGTGCTGAATATGGTTTAAATTTGCGCCCAAATAAACATGGGCTATTGATTAGATGCATTAATTCATTTTCAGATATATATACATAATTTTTCAATTCATTATGAGAAACATATTTATAATTCATGCCTTCCCAATTAGCGAATGTAGTAGCGTATTCGGGTGGTTCGTTGTAATAAGTAGCTATTATTTCATTTTCTAATTTGTTATTAAATATACGTGCTAAAAAAGTTAAATAACATAGTTCATCGGGTGCGTATGAATTATTAAACCAAACCAAATAATTGAGAGTATTATGATTATAAACGTGTTTATAATAATTTGCCCCGTTAATTAGTAATATACTATGCTTTTTATTTAAAATACACCATTGCGAAGCTTTATTAAGATATTTTATATCAATATAATTAAGTGCTTCGCGACAATCAGGTAGACATTCCTCTTTGTCTGCAATATGAAAATACGAAAACTTGCTATCTAATATATTATAAATATAATCAAACGATTTAAAAGGTATACATGATCCCGAAAGAAATATAAAATGAGTATTATCCATGTCTATTAAAGCCTCCTTTAACATATAATTTTGCGCTTTTACAATGGAAATATCAGCATATTTAGTATTAATTATATTTTTAACCTTATACTCATCGAAGTACTCCAATTTTACATCAGTTTTATAATGAATATAGATATTATATCTGGTTTTATCAACATTTTTAAAAAAATTATACCATATACTTTCGTGATTTATAGTGCTGTATATTAAAAATATAAATGCTAATTTATTCATTAATTATAATATATAAATTGTATTTTTATATATCTTACAAAAATAATTAGTGCTCTCGGGGAGACTCGAACTCCCAATCTTTGGCTCATAAGACCAACGCTTTAACCGATTAAGCTACGAGAGCGCGTAATAGGAGCCCGCTCCCATTACATATTATATAATATAATAAATCCTTATATAATTTTATTAAAATTTACAGCCCGATTTAATAGGGTTAATACGTTGAGTTTTCATTAAATCATTATCATTTACAGATTCAAGTAAACTGCTATCTAATCTATTTGAATAAGCATTATTTTTTTTAGGCATCTTTGTAATACCACATTCATCCATACTGGGCGACGATTGATATATCATGCCGACATTACCATTATTACGTGCAGCAGCAGAGTTTTCAAACGGTTTTCTAGTAGTCATTTCAACATCAGAAGCATCTTTGTTGATATTCATATTACCTGGATTTGGAGTGTGACCGGCGGCAATCATAATTAGCTCGCGTGTATCATCAATTTCAGCGTTCTCTTCTGCTGATCTGTCTCTTTGGCGATGTTCATTAATAGCACCAGCGATACCATATTCGTTTGTATCGGATAAAAATTGTTTTTGTGTATTTTTAAGATCAATTTCTTTATTAATATATCCTCCAAATAAACCATCTAACATACCTCCTATAAATCCATAGGGTGATTTGCCGATAAGTGTTGTTTCCTTAACAGTAGTTTTAGCAACAATTTCAGGATCATATACAGAAACACTATATGTAACACCTCCTATATTGCGCACAGTATCAATTGGTTTAACGGTTTCGCGAATTGTTGTTTTTGCATCATCGTCGGAAATAGTATAACCACCGTCGTTAGCTTTTATATTAGTATACCCACTATCGTGTATTAATGTTTCTTTTACAGTAGTTTTAGCTTGATCTGTTATAGTAGAGTAAGTTTCTTTATTGCCAGACAAATTAGTCATTTCGCTATCATGAACAGTTGTTTCTTTTACAGTAGTTTTCATAATATGATTATCGGGATCATATATTGTAGCTTTTTCTGGTATTTGTATACTTGGATTACCAACTCCTCTTTCAGATTCAACTGTATATTCCTTCATAGTATATTTTAATGCATCAACAACAGGTGATACAATTGCTTTTACGATACTGGTTACATTTGAAACAACAGTATTAGTTTCTGTACTTGCACGCTCGTTATTATAAGTTATTACATTGCCTTTGCCATAATCATCGCTTAAACCAGCATTAGCGTCATTTAAAGATACACCGCCTTGATAATCAATATGAGATTCTTGGCGTGTAGTCGGGCGAATATTTTGTGCAGGACGCAAAGAATCCTTGTTTACAGCACCAGTAGTTTTCAACCACATGTCTTCATTTTGTTCATATACTGTGTCAGGGCGATTTTTATCAAGTGGCATTTGTACTCCTCGTTGATCTGGGCCTTTAATATGTCCTTTAACAGGTATTTTGAAAGTAGTTTCTTTTTGATTAATTTTACTTCTTAATTCATTTAAATTTTTAGGTCGCGCTAATGTATTGGTGTCAGTTTGATGAAATCCACCAACACCCCTAGATCCGTAACCTTGGTTTAACCCCGGGCCTACCTTAATTTGTTCAATTGGAAAAAAATTGTTAGCCTTTTCCTTGAAATCCAAACGAGATTTGAAAAAATCATCATTATTTTTCATACCACATATATTACCACCACTATTAGCTTGGGGTTTAAACATACACGGGACTTCTTTTTTAGTTTGCCAGAATTGATTCCCCCCTGATCTATTATCGAGAAATGGAGACATGGATTCTAAATTAGTATTTTGTGTAACATTTTTACGTAAAAAAGGTGTCATATTGCTATGTGTAAACGATTCTCTGTCAATTTTATTACCAGATAAAGATTGTATATATTGTTGATTATTACTATTATCAGGAATGGTATAATTCATTTTTTTAAACATATCCGAAGTAGCGGGCATTGTTACAATACCGGTATCAAATGGGGTTTTTGCTCTATTATACATATTATCACTTCTTTTTTGTTCATCTTGTTTAACTTGATTCCAATATGTAGAATCATAAATATTTTTCATTGATGGTATATCGGTGGATAATTCCATTATTGACCTCTAATCAATAAAGGATAAAAAATACATTAATATATACAACATTTATATTAGTTTTTGCAAGAAACACCAGTATACATAGAACCGTAGGGATATCCAGGTGTATATAATTTATTATCTTTATTGCACATCTTCCAATCTTCTAATTTATTCATGTCCCCGCCATTATTTGGCTGGAACATAGATTGGTCAAATGGTTCTTCGATGCATGGTATATGATTATCCTTGGCTACCATTCTATAATTAACAGGTATTCTATCGAAGCCTTCAATTGCTCTTTCTTGCGGATCAAAACATAACCATTCCCATCTATTTATTCCAGTTTCTTTTAAAGTACATGGTGGATTAGATAAGCGGGTATCTTCGCGGGGAGCAGTGCACGCACGAGGGTCGGTATTACCTCTTATAAAACAACCAGATTTTTCATATTTACCAGGTATATATTCATTAGCATTACATTTTGTATTTTTATAATTAAGACCGCGTAATTCACTAGAATCATCAACAGCTTTTTTCATAGAGCAAGTATTTTGACCATAATTTTGGTATCTTAATGATGGGTCGCCAGGTATATCTTGCGAACAATCATTGCAGTCATTGTATGGTGATTCTAATTGGTATAACCCTGGACCAACAGTTCTTCTTAATTTTTCTTTATAGCTACAACTATCATAATTTAATCGGGTATCTATATATTTATCCATATCTAATAAAATAATATATTATTTTATATATCAAATAAATAGATATGTTGTTGTTAGTTGAAAAATTCAATAATCGAGAAGAAAACTCAAAATATAATTCAATGGAAACAATTTATTTATATTTAAATGGATATAATCCAGAATACTTATACCGGTGGACCATTATAGATAATATATTTATCGCTGTACTTTATATAATAACATTACTAATATCGGTTGGAGCGGCCTATTTATCATTTTCATGTAAATGGGGTGGAATAGTTAATAATATATTTATTAGAATATTATTTGCATTTGCAGCGTTTATGTTGGGTCCGATATATTTATTATATTATCTCATATTTAATTACTTTGGAAAATTATGTTAAAAAAATAATTAGCATTTATTATAATTTATTTTAGGAGGCATAGGTACCTCGCGATACATTATAGATTGACATGCCGGTAAATGAAGCATTGTCGTGTCAATTGGTTTTGTTTTATCATTTTTGATAATACCGTCATCTGTTGGTAAATATTGGTTTGTATTGCATTTAGATACTATTCTTGTTTGGCCACGTAATTCACTATCGAGATCTACTAAATTGCCCTGTATATGAGATACAGCAGTGCCTCCAATAAATCCTAATTGATGTCTGCATTTATTTGTGTGTTCATATCTGTAAGGAGATAGTAAATATTGTAAGGTGCTAACATTACCTTGTAATTCTTGTTTATATGAACAATTATCGTATGTTGTTCTATTAAAACTCATATCTGCTATAATATAAGATTTTTTTAATTATGTTGAAATATTGTTATTTCTACCTCCCCAATTGCAGTTTTTATTGAATTCGGCTCTATTTATATAAGAGCGAGTATCCTCGCCTCCGTTAACCCATATAGGTACGATATTTTCATGATTTTGTACATCTTTTACACAATCAAGTAAAGGCATCATATTATTCATTTCTTCTTCCATAATTTGTTTTCTACATTTAACAGTATTCGTGTCTTCGCCTTCTATTAACTCCAATTCTTTACCTATATGCGTTTTGCCACATCTAAGATTGGGACCCGATGTAAATATGCGACTAAATAATTGTATTTTACATTTATCATGTGTCAACATAGAAGGGTGATTTCTTAGAGATGAATAATTGTCAATTAAACAATCATCCGCTAAACCATAACCAGGGCGTCCTCTTAGATTGGTGTGATTTAAATACATATCAGCCATTCTTACATGTGGACTAGTACAATCAACGGGATTATTAGGATATATATTATACCCCTCTATTTTTTTGTTATGTAATTCCTTGGCAACTTTCCAACAACTATCATTGCATATATTAGTTGAGCCATCAAAAGTATTATTACTCATTATCTATCTATTCTTAAATAATATATAAAAAAAAATTATTTATAGGTTAAATGTTTAGTTTTATATTTTTCTAACATATCATAATTAATGTCTAGTTTAATATTATCATATTCTTTTTTATACGTTTTATCTAAATTATAATTGGTATATTCGTGCACATCCCAATCTTTTTTATTGCAACTGTGTCCGACCACCTCATTAACACACGTATCTTTTTTATATAATTCATTGAATGTCTCGTTATTTGTTATTTTCTCCCCGTTTAAGTCATTTTTAACAATTTTCTTATAGGTTAATAACTTTTCTATATCATCAGGCATTTTTGAATACTTATTATATTCTATTTTGCTTTCATTAGTATCATCATCATTTACCTGATGAGAATAAGTTATACTAATTTTTTCCTTCATTTAAATATTAAAAATATTATTTATTTATATAAAAAAATGATTATTTATTATAATTAATAAGCAAAATATGAAAGAACTAAACCAAGAACAAAAAGATTTACTTGAAAAGATTAACAAATGTTGTATTGAAATTGCAAAAAAAAATGATTATAATATTAAATTTGATAAAATAGAATTCTTAGAAAAAAAAGGGTTTTACGAAAATTATTCCAAAGATTTATTTAAAGATTAAATTTGTACACTATTTTTGATATCGTTATATAAATTATTATAACATTTTGAACCATTGCCTTCTTTACATGACGGGCCTCTATTGTAAAGCCAGTCACCTAGTTTTTCTCTATTATTAGGTATGGTTGTAGAAGCAACAGTATAAAATTGTCTATCTAATGTTGATTTATCGTATATATCATCTGTGTTTCTAAATATTTTTTCGTAAAAATATTTATTAATATTTTTATTAATATTTTTATTATGTATAGAACATGCCGCATATTCTTGATTTCCTTTTTTTGTAGTTAATATGTTAGGATTCATAAAAGGATTATTTCCAGTCGGTTTGATACATTTTTTATTATCTACTATATCCAAATCATTTAAATCTAAATACTTTTCTATTTTCTTATTTTTATCATATTGATAATTTATAATTAATATTGAAACTATCATTATAATGATAATAAATAATATATATCGTGTATCATTAAATACCAAGGTACATATTAACCCAACAAATATAATAGCTCTTATAATAGCATTAATTTTTTCTTCAATAGTCATGTTTATATCTGGTATAATTATAGGATTCATTAATTCAGATATATTGTCTAGCCAAAACATTTTGTTTATTACTCTAAATATTTACATTATTTTTATTCATCTGAAACTTCTTGGTTCTCTTCTCTGCGTTTAGCCAATTTAGCTTTTAGTTTATTTGCAGCCATCGCTTTTCTATACGCATTTTTATTGAAAGCTGCTTTGCTACCAGTTTTTTTACCTTTATCTCCTCCCATCATATCATTAAAAGCACCCATACCTTCCTTATTATTCATCATATTATTCATCATATTCATCATATTCATCATATCTTTTTGCTGATTATTACCTTTATTTCCTGGATTTCCTGGATTTCCTCCAAATAATCCAGGCATTGTAGAAGCAAATTTCATGGCATCTTGTAATAGATTTTCTTGTTTCAATTCGCCATTTGATATCTTCGTAGCCATTTTTCTACTAACATTTGAAATAAGATCACTAAAACCACTATCTGGATCTCCAATAGCTTGTAGCAAATCACCTTTATCCCCCATAGATTGTTGCAATTTATCAACATCAACATCCTCCAAGATTTCTTTTGCTAATTTACCAAGCATCGTATCCTCCATCCCAGCCATATTTACACCACTTTTAGTTTTGATATTCTTCTTCTTTAACTCATTTAATCGCAATAAAAGAGTTTTATGTTGTTCATTTTCAATACCCTCGTATAATTCTTCTTTAAATGATTCTTGTAGTATAGAAACGTATTTCTTTACTTGTTCTTCATTTAACTCATTTTTAAATAAATAAAACACACTTATAAAATGATGACACAGGTAATCATCGTTAATTATTGTACGAATATTTGATATAGTTATGTTTTGATATAATTCAACATCTTTGACTTCGTCCATTTCAAACCACTCGCCAATTTTATCTTCCTCGGCCTCAATGTAAGTTTTCCATACTTCTTCTGGCAATTTATTAACATATACAATGTACTCATCAGAAGATTTATCGAGGGTAACATAATTAGTTTTAATAGATTTTGTAATAGTCTTAGCTAATTCATAATTCGCATTATCTTTATCGTCATCTTTGATGTTCTTTGCTGTTTTTTTAAGTCTTTTAATGAGGTCTATATAATACTGATTAAAGACATATTGATTTGACATTTTCCTATATTATATAAAAATATTGGTGATATTCCTTATATGTTTTCATTAGTCAAATTTAATATTATCTCTTAATTTTTT